GGGCGCGGCAGCTACGAGCTGAAGATCCGCGCCTATGGCTGGGCCGAGAGTTTGCAGGGTTCTCAGTTCCCGAAATTCGGCCAGCACAACATTGTCGCGCACGAGAAGATTCCAACGGAGGGAACCAACTACATGGTCGTGGATCCGGCTGGATCCAGAAATTGGTTTATGCTCTGGATGCGGGTGGACGAGGACGGTCGGCGCTTTATTTACCGCGAGTGGCCCGACATCAATGTCGGCGAGTGGGCGCTGCCGAGCGAGAAGGCTGACGGCAAGCTCGGGATCGGCCAGCGTAACGGTGCCGGGCGCGGGATCAACGACTACAAGGAATTGATCAAAGATCTTGAGCAGAAGGAATTGATGTTTGCTCGGTACATTGACCCGCGGGCAGGGGGCACGCAGGCGGTGGGCAAGGAGGGCGGCACCAGTCTCATGGACCTGCTAGACTCCGATCCAGATCCGATGTTTTTTGAGCCGGCGGCGGGCCTCCGAGTGGACGAGGGCGTCACCATAATTAACGACTGGCTGGCGTTTAATTTGAACATGCCAATCAATCGGGCGAATGAACCGAAGCTCTTCATCTCCGACCACTGCCAGAATCTGATTTTTTCCATGCGCGAGTGGACCGGGGCTGACGGAGACAAGGGCGCCACCAAGGATCCCATAGACTGCCTGCGCTACTTAGCCGTCATGGATCCCTCTCACTACTCTGACACTAGCTTTGCAGCCGTTGGCGGCGGCTCCTACTAACATGAAAGAATACCCGATACTCATCACGCGGAAGCAGGCCAGCGAGTTGACTGGTCTCGACGAAAAGTATTTTGATCGGCTCAGGCACACCGAGAAGTTGCGTTGCTATCGCACGCTCGGTGGCCTCCACAGATTCTACCGCGACGAAGTACTCGAGCACATCGGCGCAAATTTTGTCCCAAAACAACCCACTAACCACATCTCACCATGAGTCTTGATTATAAAAAAGTACCCGGTTCGCCAAACACCGACCAGCTCGTCAACGCGAGCGAGAAGCCCGACATCAACTACCTAAACTACGAGTTCAAACGCTCGCTGTACACCGGCAACAATGTCAGCCGCGTCGATAACAACGACGCAGTGCGATTCTGCAAGTGGTCGGGCATGACCGACGACGGCAAAAAGTATTCGTCCACTCGTCCAGACGGCGACCAGGTGTTCCCATTCGAGGGCGCCTCCGACGTGCGCATCCGTCTCGTCGATTCCACCATCAACGAGCTGGTGGCCAACCTGACCACATCATTCGTTCGCGGCCAGCTCAACATCTCTGGCGTCGATATCAAGGACGGCGGGATGGCGGCTGCGGCCAGCGAGCTGATGACTTGGATCAGACAGAACAAACTCAAGGTCGAACTCGAGCGCGAGGCCGAGCTGCTCGCTCAGTACACCCAGCAGTACGGGTGGTCGGTCGTCCATGTGGCTTGGGAGCAGAAGACTGCAATCCGGTCGCAGAAGATTACCATGCAGCAGGTCATGCAGCTCTCGCAGCAAGCCTCTGCCACGAACCCCGCCAGCATCATCGCGCAGTTGCCGATGCTTGTGATGAATCCCGAGGCCGAGCAGCAGGCGGCGGATATTGTCACCACGTTCCTGCCGGATCTAACCATCAGCGATGCCAAAAAATTTGTGCGTGATCTGCGCGAGACCGGCACCGGCGAGTACGACGAGGAATACATCCAAAAGAATTTGCCCTCGATCACCGCTCTCAAACCTTTTGACGAGGTGGCGTTTCCGCCCGAGACCATCGACCTACAACGCGCCCGCGTCATTTTTCGGCGCGAGTACTTCACCGAGGTCGAGCTGAAGGCGATGGAGAAGGATGCCGGCTGGAGCGCAGAATTCTGCGAGAAGGCCGCAGTCACCCAGGGCCGGCAGAGCTGGTACAACAATCCCAATTTGGTCACCACCTCCCTGAGTGTCGGCGGCACGGTGCGCAACGATCACCTCATCGAGATCGTCCACGCCTACACGCGCCAACTCAGCGACAACGGTTCGCCGGCGATCTACTACACCGTTTTCTGCCCCGAGCTGGGTCAGGACATGTACGCCAAGCACGAACTGCTGGACTACGCTCACGGCGAGTATCCGTTCGTCGAGTACCGCCGCGAGCGTTTGCGCCGAGCCATCTGCGACTCTCGGGGCGTGCCAGAACTCTCGATGACCGACCAGGAGGAGATCAAGGCCCAGCACGACTCGATGCGCGACCGCACCGCGTTCACTACTCTGCCACCGATCCGCGTCAAGAAACGCATTGGTATGATCAACAAGATCGGCCCCGGCGTGCAGTTGCCGGTGACTCAGGCCGACGACTACCAATTCATGGATCCGCCACGCTCCCCGATCAGCGAGGCGATGGCGGTCATAGGTCAGGTCGAGTCTCGGCACGCCAACTACTTTGGCTTGCTGCACTCAAGTGTCCCGCCCGCCAAGCAGCAGGTCATTATGCAGAAGGAGATCAACAACTGGTTCGGCGTCTGGTCGAAGGTGTTCTCGCAGACCTTCCAGCTCTGCCTCCAGTACATGCCGGCAGAGGAGATCCAGCGCATCGTCAACCTGCCCATGCCGCAAAATATCAGCGACATCGCCGGCCAGTTTGACTTCATTCTGAAGTACGACGTGCGCGACATGGACAACGAGTACGTTATGAAAAAGTTGCAGGCCATCTCGCAGTTCGTCGTGCCGCTCGACGCCGGCGGCGTGATCGACCGCAACCAACTCATCACCGACATTATGACCGCCATCTCTCCAGATGCTGCTCGCACCATGATCACCGACCAGCAGGGCGCGTCGCAGAAGATGTTCAAGGACGTGCAGACCGACATCGGCATGATGATGCTCGGCAACGAGGCGATCTACGTCGAAAATGATCCTGCCGCCGGCAGCAAGTTGCAGTACGCCCAGCAAGTCTTGCAGAGCAACCCGAAGGCACAGCAGGCATCAAAAACCGACCAGCAATTCCAGCAGCTCCTGCAAAAGTACATGAAGAATTTGCAGTTCTCCATGCAGCAGCAGCAGAATAAACAGGTCGGCAAGATTGGCGTCACGCCGGCGGCCACACCTCCGCCGACTCAATGAAACCAGACCAACTAGAGTCCTTTGCTTTTACCGGCACCAGTCCTCTTTGGGACGCAATCCTGGCCCACACCAGCGATTGCATCCAAGACGAGGTCGAGACCGCAATCAACCGCGAGACCACCGGGGAGTACCGCATCCACGCTGCAGGCAGAGCAGAGGCACTCAACGATTTCTTGATTTCACTTCACCAACTGCGCGACGAGGCCAAGAAAAGATATCTCTGATCCCACAAAAAGGTGGGTAGAGTTGGTGTAAGTTATCTGGGTGCTAGACTCAGAAACAAATTTAGGGAATTGTGCGTCAACGGCTTTCTGCGATGCGCCGATGAGCAACGCTGCCCGACCTCTTGGCGGTCAAAAAACACCATGCCTGATACAGAAACTCAGATAGAAGAGACCGCAACCTCGGACAACGGAACGAGCGCGGATAAGCCTCTCACAACCTCCGTGGCAGAAAAGCTCGGTAAAATTAACGAGGAAAAGCTCGCTGCTTTGCTTCGTCGATCACTGTCGGACGAGCCGGCACAGGCACCAGCACCTGGTAAAAAAGCGGAATCAACGTCCGAGGAATCCACGGCAGATGCCGAGGCGACCGAAGACAAAGTCAATTCACAGACAACTGTGGAAGAAACTTCAAAGTTCGCGGAAGTTGAACAGTCAACAGATGCGGTTGAAGAGGGACTGCCCAAGGGCGCCCAAAAGCGTATCGACAAGCTGACCGCTCTCCGTAAGGAAGCCGAGGCGAAGGCGACGCAGTTGGAAGCCCAGATTGCTGATCTCAGGGTTAAGCTCGAAACAAAAGCCGCCTCAGTCGAGGATGCTCCGATTCGGTCTACGCCCGAAAACCCCTACCTGCACTTACAGTCGCAGGCCGAGGTGGATTCAGCATTCGCGGAGGCGCGAAAGGTACGTCGTTGGTGCGAAGAGAACGCGGATGGGGCCACGGTCAAAGACAAGGTCGGGAAAGAGATCGAGTACTCATCCGAGGACATTCGTCGCATTAAATTAAACGTCCTGGACGCGCTTGAAGAACATCTGCCGAAGCAACTGAAGTATGTAAATACTCGCAGCCAGATCGACCCGATGGCCGAAAGTGAATACCAGTGGTGGAAGGATCGGACCAGCCGAGAATATGCCGTCGCACAAAACATGCTGACTGCTTTTCCTGAGCTGAGAAAATTCCCAGACTACAAGATGGTGATCGGCGACTACATCCGCGGCGCAGCTCAAAGGGAGAACAATTACGCTGCTCAGAAAGCAGGGGCTGCAAAGGCTCCACTCAAGAAGGCACCTGTTCAACCTACTCGCTCAACCTCGGCTCCAGCTAGCGTCACCGGCAAAGAGCGGGACTCAAAAAATGCTGAAGCCAAATTCCGAAAGACTGCCACGACCTCGAATCTAAAGGATCTTCTTCTGCAACAATTTTTGTAACAGGAAAATACTCACATGGCTCAATTATTCGAACGCTCCCAGATCGGTAAACGCGAAGACCTCGCCGACTACATTTCACTCGTTGACGCAAAGGACACTCCCTTCGTGGCTATGGCCCCGAAAGGCTCCAAGCCCGGCAACACCTTCATGCAATGGCAGGCCGACAACATGCCAGCCACCGCCATCACCGGCACCGTGGACGGCACCGATGTCACCTCCGCAGACTACCAAAATCTCAACTCTGGTCGCGCAGTGCTGGCCAACTATGTTCAGGTCTTCCGCCGCCCCGTGCGCGTGTCTCCTCTCTCCGTCGATGTATCTATCGTCGCTGGTCTGAAGGACGAACTCGCTGGCATGGTAGCCAAGGGAATCACGCTGATGAAGCGCGATATGGAAGCTACTTTCCTCTCAGCCAACGATGGCCAGGCGGATAACGGCACCGTGCCTTATCTCACCAAGGCGATGGGCGTCTGGATCAGCACGACTGGTGGCTCTGTGCCAGCAGTTCCCTCTGCGTTCCGCACTCCTACCGCCAGCATCGTTGGTGGTTCCGCTGCATCCACGACCCTCGACGAGGCAATGGTGCAGGGTATGCTCACCAGCATCTACGGTCAAACCGGCACGTTCCGCGACTACGACGGCATCGTCGGCACCAGCGTCAAACGCGCATTCACCAACCTGCTCTTCACGACCAGCCAGAATGCCAACACCAACACCGCATCCTCGGTCCGCACGTTCAATCGTGACGCCGATGCTGACACGTTCCTGTCGAGCGTGGACGTGTTCGAGGGCGACTTTGGTCGCATTCGTCTGCACCCAGATGCGTTCATGCCCGCCGTATTCAAGGGCTACGTCATCCCGACCGACCTCACCGAAATCCGCTACTCCAGCCTCCCTGAGGTCAAGGATCTGCCGGATTACGGCGGTGGTCCAGCCCGCTTGATCGAGGCCGTCGCCGGTCTTGTTGTCAAAAATCCGCTCGCGTTCGGTAAGTTCGACTTCTCGAGCTGATGATCGCTGCCGTCCCCGACGATCTCTATAAGCCTCTGCTGGCCGAGTTTCGTCGGGGCTGGCACAAGGAAAAGGTGTTGAGTGTTATCGAGGCCAAAAAAACCTCGGCACTCAATCAAAACTACCATCGGGGCGTGGACGGTCTAGGCCGTCTACGCGCCCGAATTCCTGCTTCCTCTTTCCATTTCTGGGGGCAGAAACTAGGCTACGAGTGCTGGAGAAATGATGGATTCATCAAAGACTTTTTGCGCGACAACCCTGGCCTCGAGACCAAGGGCGGCGCCACCAAGATGCAGGTCGGTTACGGCAAATCGACCAGCGATGGCAGCAAAGTTATTCTCGACCAATTTGGAAAATGCGCCTCATAGAACTCAGCACCGTCTTCTACCGATACCTGCAACTCGCAGGACTGGATCGGTCAAGCATCACCGCGCAAATGTTTGCGCAGTTTCGTGACTTTGCGAACAGTCGGATCGATAGCATCTGGAAGTCAGACGTGTGGCCAGACCTGATCCGCGTCACGGCGTACCCCGGAGACACCGTAGTCGTCGATGCTCAAGGCATCCGCACCGTACAGCTCGGCACTGATGTGGGCGAGGTGCTCAACGTCTACGACAAGGATCCTCGGCTCACGACTCGAGCCAAAGTTTTAAAGTACTTTTTGTACAACGACGGCACGCATGACTACCTCAACCTCATGCAGAATTCCACGCCTGTTTTTGTGGAGTACCGCATCGTAAATCCAGAACTCTACGGCGACGCATGGAGCGCAACCGTGGCCTACTCTGTGGGCGCCCAAGCCTACTTCGACACCAGCAGCAACACGGGATCCTTCACGCCAGGGGCCGGCAAGCAGCCCGCCGGCAACCTGTACGAGTGCATTATCGCCACGTCCGCAAACCAGTCGCCTACCTCCAACGTTGCCAACTGGTCGCTGGTCGAGATTCCTTACTTTTTGGGAGACTATGTCGCCCGCGCTACTCTCTCCGACTACCTCCGCGCCGAGGGTCAATTTGATCAGGCCGTCATCGCTGAAGCCGAGGCCGAGCAGACTCGCGAAAAAGAGGTCGAGAGAATTCTCACCACCCAAGGCCAAGTCCGCACAATCAACTTTTTTGGTTATTAAAATTCAAACATATGCAACTCACCAAAGCCATTAACCTCTACCCGAAGCCCCACTCATCGCAGACGCTTCAAGAGATCGTCGTCAGTACCAGCGCCGTATCCTTGGCTGTCTATAATTTACAGACCCACTACGTTCTGCTTGAGGTCAAAAATAACTCGGTCTACGCAACGTTTGATAACTCGACTCCCAGCGCCACCAACGGACATGTGCTCGCCTCGGGCTACCGCGAGATGGTCAGCCGGCAGACCGCCCAGGCCGCTAAATTTATCCAGAACAGCGGCGCCGCTCGCGTGATTGGCTCACCCTTCACGGATTAGCACAAAGGAATCAACAGCTTCTCCTCGAGGCCAGCGCCCGCAAAATTGTCGAATGGCAACTTGATTTCCAATTTGGTTCACTCCCCTAAATTATGGCTCAGATTCAAAAAGGCACTACCTACATTACCGGCGATCAGGTCACGGCGATTAATCTCAACGCTCTGGCAGACGCAGCCATTCTCCTAGCTGGCGCCGTAACCGACCAGACCGCAAAAACTGTGCCGCTAGCTGCGGACACGCTGCTGCTTCACAGTGCTGCTGACATCGCTTTGCGCAAAACAACGCTGACGCAGCTTTTTGCAACGCCGCAGCCGCTTGGGGCTACGACGCCGTCATCCGTAGCAGCCACGACGGGGACGTTCTCTGGCACCCTTGCCGTCACAGGCGTAGCCACGCTTGGCAATGGAGCCATCCTTGGCACTCCGGCCAGTGGCACCCTGACGAGTTGCACAATTCCTGCCTCGGCTCTTACCGGGACCACCCTGGCTAGCAACGTAACAGGATCATCGCTTACAAGCGTCGGCACTCTCGCTGCGCTTACCGTCACCGCGCCGATCACGGGCAGCGTTACAGGGTCAAGCGGCAGCACTACGGCTCTCGCCACGGGTCGCACAATTGCGATCACCGGGGATCTGGCCTACACGTCACCGACCTTTGATGGAAGTGCCAACGTCACGGCGGCTGGTACGCTGGCCACAGTTGCCACAGCAGGCACGTCTGGCAGCTCGACCGCCATCCCGGTCATCACGATCAACGCCAAGGGTCTTACCACCTCAATCACGACCGCCGCTGTGGTCGCGCCCGCTGGCACACTGACTGGGGCAACGCTGGCGTCTGGCGTCACGGCATCCTCGTTGACCACAGTGGGCACGTTGCAAAGCCCGGTGATGGTCACGCCCGCGTTGGGCACCGTAGCCAGTGGATTGCTTACGAACGCCACGGGCCTCCCTCTGACCACCGGTGTGACAGGAAATCTTCCGGTCACCAATTTAAATTCGGGAACGTCGGCCAGCGCGTCAACATTTTGGCG